GACTCTTTGGTATCTTCATCAAACCGTGCGACACACATTTCGATAGCGGTCATCTTGTCCTTGAAGATAGTGAAGGCTTTCACAATATGGTCCAACCGGCGAGTCGAGATAATCTCATCAACACCACCATCATAGAAAGTCTTACGAATGACTTCAGCCCACGTTACGAGATTGGTGGCAAACTCTTCATCCACTTCACCGTACTTTTTCATGGAGCCAACCACAATCTTTTTCTCAACAGCGGCAGTAGGATAGGGTTGCTCAACAGTGATAGCGAACCTTTCAAGAAACGCTTCATTGAGGATGTTAGTTCCAATGAACCGACCATCTTCAGAACCCTTACCTTTAGTGTTGGCAGTGGCCATCACGTTGAACCCATCTTTAGGAGTCACCCACTTGTTGACTTTCTTGAGGAACACACCCTTGCCCTCAAGGACAGGCTGGAGTGCCATCATCTTGTTTGAACCAAGGTCACACTCATCAAGAAGTAACGTGCAACCACGCTCCATCGCTTCAATGACAGGGCCAGGAACAAACTTGGTTTCACCGTTTACCAAACGGAACCCACCGAGCAAGTCATCCTCATCAGTCTCAATCGTGATGTTGAGACGGATCAACTCTTTACCGAGTTCAGCGTGTAACTGTTCGACCATCAGAGTCTTACCGTTACCCGATAATCCAGTAATGAATACAGGATAGAACATGCCGGACTTCACAATCTTTTTGAGATTGGAATAGTTACCCCAAGGAACGAAACCCTCAAAAGGAGCAGGAACAAGATTCTGTTTTTCCATGTTCGACGCAACCAAGTTCATAACTGCCTCTGGTTCAGAAGTTGCAGAGGCGACTGCATCAGCAACAAATGCAGGGATATCAAGTTCAGGCAACTTATGTTGATTGTAACCAACTTTAGTTCGCCACATCCATGACGGATAAGGAGTCCCTGCTTTTTCAGCAGCATCACGAATTTGTTGTTTATTAATAATAGACCCATTACCGAACATCTCAGCAGCAGTTTCCACAAACAACTTTTTGCGTGGAGTCAACTTAACAGTCATATCAACCTCTTTAGTAGTTTTCATCATCATTATCTATATTATCGCATAGTTCACAGGGTTTGTCAACAGTTATTTTCACTTTTTTCAAAGTTTTTTTATGCGACCATCCCAACAAATTTGTTGAGAAGCACCCGACTCTGGATGCGTCCCTTATTGGACTTCGCAAAGGCGGTCTTGAGTTTACCCTTAGAAGCACCAATCAGTTTATCATCAAGGCCATCATTCTCGACAGCGAGAGAACCACCGCCAGGCAGAATGTAATACTGATCGTAACCGTTGGACTCAAGCACCACAACCTTGTTTTTACGCATCTCTTTCATAGCACGGCCAGTCCCAATATCAGTGTCCCGAAGAATATAGTACCAACGGCGCCGGTTGATGGTTCCCTTTTTGCCGGAACCAGCAAGGAAGAACCCAACTACATTCATACCTGACACCCGACCTTTTAGGGCCTTGAGAAGAGTATTGGTCACCTCATGCTGACTAAACTCATATCGCTTGTTAGTCACAGGGTCAATCAAAAGATTTTCCCTCATGAACCGAGAGTAAAAGTCATTATCGTTGAGGTTGTCTTTGACACCCGGCAAACCGTTACTCGCACCATCAGTCAAGAAAATAGTGTTAATCTTTTGGACACCAGTGGTTTTCTTATACTTAGGGAGAAAGTCCATCAGAGCAACAATAGCATCATTCAAAGGTGTTCCACCCATAACATATCTTGAAGGCGGGTTTGAAGGATAACCAATATCACTCCAATCCTCATATGTCCGATTGCACCGTTTTGCAATCATCCAGAGATAGTGCATCATCTTTTCTTCATCAGCAGCACTCATTCTGCTAGAGAAAAAGTTTAGAAGACTTAGGTCATCTGAAATTGTTATTTCACCATAATCGACATCAACGAAGCCTCCCCGCACACCATACCCACGTTGTTTGTAACAACTAGTGAAAGCAAACACCTCAAAAGGAATCTTGGTCCGGCGACAAAACATTACTAACTGAAACAATTGATCAACCGTGCCTTTGATATTTTCAACCATTGAACCAGACCAATCAAGAACCATAACCATACCGTGATTAGTTGCGCCCGGCAGAGTGGTCACTTTCTTGAATAAGTCATCATTGAACTTGTAAGTGTGAAGCGCACCCATATCCAGAGTGCCAGTCTTAGAAGTGGCAGCCCTTGAATACTGGTCGGCAGACTTTTTCATCTCAAACTCTTTTACCATGTAGTTCACAGTTTTCTTTGAGTCATTCTTGAACTCTTTGACCTCACCTAAAGAATACTCAACCCACTGATCACCAGACTCATAGTGGACACCCAACTCATCAATAATAGACTTGTAGTCCACAATGAACTCAGAGGAGTCAAGTTTTGGAATACGAGCATAAATCTTTTCGTTAGCATCACCGTCAACTAAAGACTTGAGTCCGTCACTTAGTGCCTTATCAGTTTTGGCCTCTGGAACACCAGCAGGAGCAGAGGAAGTGGCATCACCACCTACATCCGAACCATCACTGGTATCAGAACCTTCTTTAGCATCATCAGTGGGATCACCATTATTGGCAGAAGACTTGGTGTCATCAGTATCAGTGTCAACATCTTTTTCTATTTCACCCTTGCCCGACACTTTATCATCACCATCAGCGTCATCACCAGCTGACTCAGATTTATTACTATCAGATTTTTCACCCTCTTCATCAGACTCATCAGAGTTTATCGACTCACCGTTATCGTGTTTGTCTGTCTCTGGGTTCTCTTGCATGTATTTGTAAAGCTCTTCAGCAAGGTCAAGAACCTCATCTTCAGTCTCAAGATTTGCAGTGCGGTCAACAAAAACTTTTTCTACATCAGAGAACTCAACACCATTTTGGCCCTTGAAGAACAAGTTTATGCGGTCAATGAAATTACAAGAGTTTACACCCTCATTTGCAATCCCGAAAAAGTCACGGGCAGAGAGAGCAGCATAACCCTTTTTGAACAGATTGACAGAGCCGGGATACTTACGTTGTACAAACTTCTCAATACGAGCATCCTCAAGAATATTCACAAAAGAATGATTGAGTTTACGCTTCTCTGCTCTATCAAGCATATCCATAGAAGTCCAGAGAGCATGACCAATCTCATGACACACCATCAGTTCCTCTTCTACTTTAGAAACCTCATCCTTCCAAATGGGGAGTCCTAACTCACGTTTTTTAATATTGAAATATGCCGTTTCCATCTTTTTAGAAATAACATGAATATCTTCTTCAGCAAGGAGACGAGCGATTGTCGATTTATTTTTCATCATATCTTATGCTACCATACAGAAAGGGGTTTGTCAAGAAAAAAATTACGCAATTCCACGATTATTTAACTTTGGGAAAATCAAACCAGCATCCTTAAATGCTTTGTTCACCTTTAGTTCATTATCAAGAGGAATCACATCAATTCCGGCTTCTTTCAACATTTTCTTTTTTACCAGAAGATTACGAACAATCCAGTTACATGACATCATGGGAAATAACCTCGTTTGTTTTCTCACTATACACATTATCGCATATAGAAATGATATTGTCAAACAAAAAATGGCATTCTATGTCGTTTTTTTTGATTTTAGGTCAATATGTGATATTTATGTCACATTTTATGAGCAAAGTGCTTTATTAAAGTTGCTAGTTTATCCTCTGCTTCTGCCAGTAAAGTAACTTGACTGTCAATTGCAGCTGCAAGGTCTGGGTGCTCACCGATACCAGCAGGGTTAGTAAGATATACTTCAATGTTATCTTTTGCCTTTGCAATCTCTGATTCGTATTGTAGTCTTAGTGCATTTAAAAACATGTTATTACTCCGTTATACGACTAAAGTTTTTGACCTTTTCAAACTTGACCGTGCTTCTAAATTTGTCTGCGAGTGCATCCTGTTTGTGACTAATCACAAATACATTCTCATCACCAAGTGTATTCAGTATCTTCAGAAACTCGTCTGTTCCTGTGCCATCAAGTGAACTATCAAATATTTCATCAAGTATCAACAAGTTTGTGTTTGCACTATTTTTCATCTTTGCGACAGCTCTCCAAGTGAAAAGTAACGCAAGGTCAATACGCATCTTCTCACCTTCACTAAATGAAGCATATGTGAAATCATCACGATACCTTGACTTGATTGTTTCGTTAAAGTTATCGTCCAATGTAAAATTTACATAAAATTCCATTGACGTTAGATAGGTATTTATCAGTTTGTTCATAATCGGCAAGTATTGTTTTATAACTTTAGTTTTGATGCCTTGGTCAGTCAACATTGTTCTTGCAGCTTCACAGTAAACTTTTTCTTCACGCAACTTATCTTTTTCAACACTTACCACTTGAAGTTCCTCTACCAACTCTTGAACTTCTTTGTGGTCACTCTCGTTTATGTGACCTTCCCTAAGTTGTTTGACTTCTGTTTGCAAAGTGGTGTTAAACTTTTGTAGTTCGCCAACCGAACTATTTTCTTTTGCGACCTCTACGTTTTTGTCTTGTATTGATTTATTGACACTATCAATCTTTTTCATTCTTAGCTTCACAGACTCAAGTTCATCATCAAGTTCTTTTAGTCCAAGGTCAAACTTTTTATATTTTTCGTTTTCTTTGGAAATCATGTCATCCTTGAACTCTTCATCAATGTGTTGTTGACAAACTGGACAGTCTTCATTCTTCTCAAAAAATCCAACAAGTTTTTTACTGGCTCGATGTTTCTCCTTCAACTGCGAGTTGATATCTTTTAGTTTATTGAAACGATTGATAACTTTAGTTGAGTTGGAAATAGACTCATGTAAATTTTCTATCTCATCTTTTAGGCCTGAAACAATTCTTTGTTTTTTAGAAATATCTTGCTCGTTATCTCCTATCAAAATACTCTTTTCTTCTATGAGTTTTTTTCTGTTGTCTTGGATATCTTGAATATATTTTTTCTTGAGAGTGAGTTTCTCTTTTGTTAATGACTCTTTATAATCAAACTCTCTGTGGTCTGTGTCGATGGTTTTCAACTTCTGTTTGAGTATCATATTCATCAAAGAAAAAATCTGAATGTCTAGTATCTCTTCAACAACCTCTCTGCGGTGACGGGCCCGGAGTTGCATAAAAGGAACAAACGTAGATGAACCAAGTATCACCACCTGTGTGAAACTACGGTAATTCAACTTGAGGATTTGTTGCTCCAGATATTTCTGGTAGTCTCTTGCGTTAGCATCTTGGTTATACATTTTACCATTGATATAAATCTCAAACGTGTTTGGTTTGATGCCACGAATGACTTTGATATCTTTACCACCAACCTTAAACTCTACTTCAACAAGACAGTTAGACGCATTGATAGAGTTAAGAAGTTGTCCTTTATTGATGTTGCGAAAAGGCTTACCGAACAATCCAAAACATATGGCATCAAGAATGGTAGACTTACCGGCACCATTCTCTCCGATAATCAGTGTTGTAGAATTTCTGTCTAGTTGTATTTCTGTGAAGTTATTACCAGTTGATAAAAAGTTCTTCCACCTAACATAATTAAAATGAATCAAATCTCTAAATCCTGTGCCTCAGTATATAATACTCTCATTGTATTTTTAAGTCTATCTTTACTTAGGTCCACTGGTAAATCATCAATATATAACTCAAGTAGTGTCATAGTGTCTTGTGTGTTCTCAACGATATCATCAGACACATTTGTTGCGTCCAAATCAGAAAAGTCCTCAATGATCTTTACCTCATGACATCCAACAGCTAACAAACGATCAGCAAACTTATCAAACTGATAAAGGTCTTTTTTATTGACTACGACCAGTTTTACATACCTGTCTCTATACTTTGATACATCATGTTTTTCATATGACATTGTGCTGTCATCATAATAAATCTTACTGAATATTTTGTGCGGGTTAACGATACGTTCAATCTCTCTTGTGTCTGTGTCAAACACATGGAACCCTTTAGGATCATCCCAATCGTTCCAATATATCTCATACGGTGTACCAAGATAGAACACCTGACCGTCATCTGACTTATGGTGATAGTGTCCACTCATAACCACATCAAATCGGTTGAACTCTTCTTTGTCCCAACCGTGGTCCATGACCATGCCTTTTTGCATCTCAAAGCCACACAACTCTAAGTGACCCATGCAGATTTGAGCACTAGATGTCTTTAACATTTTCATTGTGTGTGTCATGTTATCAGCGTTTATCCAAGGCACAAACAAAATCTTACAACCATCAAAGTCTACTTCTGTGGATTTAGAATATATTTTAATATTATCATACTTCGCACCCACCAGCTCAGACAATGAATTTACATCATTGGTATTTTTGTAGTAGGTGTCATGATTACCGACCATCATATGCAAGTGTACACCATGAAACTTATTGATAAACCTCTCACGAAAATCTTTTGCAATCCTATAAGAAATATATTTCCTTCTGTCCATCACATCGCCAAGATGAATGACAGTGGTGATATTGTTTTCCTTCAAGTATGGAAAAAATATGTCTTCGTAAAATTTATAGAAATACTCGTTGAAGTTTAGGTTATCGTTTCTGGCTCCAAAATGTGTATCTGTAATTAGAGCTATTTTCAATCTTCTTTCTCCATAAAAACTTCTAATCCCTTTTTCTTTTTAGGTTGTTTTTTCTTAGGTTTGTAAACATCCTCTTGTGGTAAGAATGCAGCTAAGTCTATACCGTCAACCTGATATGTATTATTGTCACCCTCCATAGTTGTGAATGAACTATAAGCTTCTCTTTCAATCATTTTATTTTTTATATGACTTTGTTTCTTTTCTTTCGCAATCCTTCTAAGGAAAGCATAGTAAATTATTTGCGTAAAATATGCAAAAGGATTTTTAGATTTTTCTGGATTAAAGTTCTTTACATATTGTAAACAATTTTCAATACCGTCTGAAATCATCTCGTCTCTGTAAGTATAATTAATAAAGTTTGGTCTATAAGATAAGTGCGTAGCTATCTTTAAAAAACATTCACCAATATAATTTGTAACAGGGGGAATATTTTCTTCATCAGGCCAAGTCTCACGCCAGTCAATCATAGCTTGCAAAAACTTTTTATTATCTACATAGTGAATACTTTTTTTCTTTGCCATTTTTTATCTCCAACAATATATTAATACTAACCGTTTTACTAAAAAATGTCAATACCCTTTAATTTTTAAATTTTCTAAAGGGGTATTGACATCAGTCAAAAAAACAGGTACATTAAGTATGTGCTGGTTTCAATGAATTAGTTTAGAATCTGTTTCAGCTTCCATTAATAGTTCATCATACTCATCAACTTCTGGGGATAGTATTTCATCATTATCCCATTCATCATCTATTTTTCTAATTATGTGTTCATAATACTTAGATAATCCCACGGAAGCGTCTACAACTAAAACGCAGTGACTTTTGTTTATGCTGACATATTTTTGTTCAGTAAGATGTTGCAGCCATGGTTTTAAATTTAAAACTTCATCAATATGCCCTTCTTCATTTAACTTGGGCAATACATTCATTTTCAATGGATTCATGACCTCGTAAAAATCTGGGGTTTCACTACTCATCTCACATATAATCATTTCTTTATTGCTTAGTTTTAAAATCTTATAGTTATCTAGGTTCATTTTAGCTTTACCTTATCTATTCTATAATCGAACTTTTGTTCATCATATATATTTAGACGTTGCTTAAAGTGTCTTAACGTAAAATTGATCCGACCAGAGGAGTGGGTAAGGTCATCGGAGATGTCAAAGACTTTGAGACTTCTGCTTTTGTCTCCAATTCGCAAACCACGCCCCAAGGACTGAAGCACTCTGATTTTGCTTTTTGAGGGGCTAGCGAACACGATATTATTAATGTTCCGAATATTAATACCAGTGCTGAACGTGCCATAACTTGCAACGATAATTGCGTCTGTTTCATTTTCTACTATTTCTCGTATCTCTTCTCTGGTATCTGTGCTGACACCACCGTATACGAAAAAAACCTTTCTGTCTTTATATTTATCTTTTATTATATTATATAGTGGTTCTCCGTGTTTCTCTACAAATTGAAATAAACAGAGGGTATTACCAGTGCAATGACCCATAAGACCGCAGAGAAATAAATTCCTTTCCTCCTTTGTGACGATGTATTCCAGTTCTCCTCCATAATCGAGCTCCTTTACTATTTGTCTATCCTCATCTGAATAGTTTAATATTATACAATTAATTTTTAAATTAGATAGTGTTTTGTTATCAATCAATTCTTTTGTTGTGACAACATATTTTGCCTTACCGAATAATCCCTCTAAGACAAGTCTATGTGTCTGCGTACCATCCAAAGTTCCTGTCAAACCAAAACGATATTTGCAAGTATCAAGTTTTGTCATGATACCTGTTAACGATTTTGCTTTGAAAAGATGAGCTTCGTCACCGAATACGGCACCAAACTGACGAAAGTATGGTCTTGGCATCCTGTGTAGTGATTGCCAAGTTGATATGACCACATCTTTCACAACTTTTCTATCATGTCCTTGATATATTTTTTGACAGTATGTACCAGAACTCCAACCATAATCTTCAAAGTCTTTATACATCTGTTCGACAAGTGAAGTTGTCGGAACCAGTATCAAAGTTTTTAGTTCCATCATCTGGTAGTATCGAACAAGACAGTATATTACTAATGATTTACCCGAAGCAGTAGGAGAAATGAGCAGAGAACGATTTGTGGCAATAGCATGGGATATGGCATCAATTTGATAATCTCGAACTTTAATTCTTCGTCCATCAAGGGTTGGTCTAATTCCTCGTACAAACCCTTGCACCACACTTCTGGCCACTGTTCTTTCACTTCTGAGTCCTTCTTCCAGTTCATAATATTCACCATTATTTTGTAGGTACTCTTCTATATAGGGGAGGAGTCCCATGTATATTTCACCTGTGACAATGTTATACAGTCGTATTTTACCGTCCCAAGTTTTGTTTTTGTATGCAGGCATATACTTAAAGCCAGGAACCTCAAATGTAAAAAAGTCATTCAACTGCGCCGCAACTGAAAGTTCTATGTCTGCTATTTTTATGTAAACTTCATTCTTTTTAAATATACGCATTTTGTAATGTGTGAGGCTCACCGTAGTGTCCTCTTACCAATATGTTCCAAGCAACACTTACACGGTCATTTGGAGTTGATGGAACCCAGTGCATCAACCATGATGGGAAAATAAATGCGGTGTCCACAACAGAGTTAAATTGTAACATTCCAGAATTATCCCAGTTTGGTGTGTTTCTTGGTTTTAAAATATTTGCTGCCGGTCTGGGATCAAAAAATTGTATTGGAGAGCCTGACCTTAAATAGTATACCCCAGATAGCGTATTGTTAGAGTGTGTGTGCGGTGGATGCGTTTCCCCTGTTCTCAGATTATTGCCCCACATGTTTGTAATTTCAATTTTTTCAAACTCATATCCACCGCCCTCAAGTATTTTTTTTGACACCTCTTGAATATAATCAGCCAACGGTCTAAAGTAAGATAATGTGTGTAAAGTATCATCCTTTACTCCTGTCTCAATATAACTTAACATTAACATCTGGTCATGTTCGCTCATACTCATTTTAACTTCATGAATAGAAGTGGGAAAGCATTTCCAAGTTTTTACATTATCCATGTTACAATACTCCATCTCTCACCGTCAGTAACTTTCTTTACCTCATGAGGAAACATAAAATTAGACGGAAAAACTATTGCTGAACCTTTTTTTGTTTCATACTCTTTATCAACTACAACGAACTGACCGCCCTCATAATCATCATTTAAAAATAAGAGAACCGAGCATTGAGGATAGCCATATTGCTGACCATGAGAATGGTGTATGTTGTCAACATGTGAGGACATAAAACCATCGATGCCATACCTGTTAATACGAAAATTGGTGTGATGTATGCAAGCAAATCTTTCGTGTTCCTTTGCATAGCAGTCTACCACCTTTAGAGTAGACTCTCTTAAACTTGAATAAGGTTGATTTAGTTTTTCAACCCAAACCTCATCCATCTTCACTCTCTCGTCACTATTTTTTACTACGCCACCGTCACTCTCGTACTTTGATGGACTCCAAGACCAAGGATATTTTATTACATCATCACATAAATTATTTGGAACTACATCCTCGTAGTGTCCAATCCACTTCTCTAACATTAGTATCCTCCAGCCACAAACTTCTTCCAATCTTGGGCATTACGAATATCCCAACCCCTATTATCTATAGACTTAATTACACCGTCGATAAATTCAACTATGGCTTCATAATACACAATCTTTTTTTCAATCTCTATGATATCATCATCGGAATTGATATACATCTGAAGGTCAGTTTTCAAAACCTTGAGGTCAAAAGGTTTTGCAGCATACACCTTTGCGTCTGATTTTCCACCATAGTATTCCCACTTCTCTCTGTACAGACGTTTATGGTCAGCCTTACACTGAAACATCAGAAGTTTATACTTGGTTTTACAATCCAACCATTTTGGTTTTATGACTTGATTTTTGTAAGATTGTTGGTGTAGGTCTTCATCATCTAATATAACAAGGTCTTCTTTGGCTTCCGCCTGTAATTCACTTAACTTATCCATTTAATCTCCATTATGATGCAGCGCTACTTATACTGGTAAATTCATATATCTGATATGAAAATGAAGCTGTTGCAATTATATATTCGACATCTGATGCGTCATTATTAAACTGTAATGCGCCCAATGCAACAGGGTACATATTATGAAAATCCACTGACAACAGAGGATTATTTTTATTCGATAAAATTATCAAGTTAGCATCAGAAAAAAGTGCAGTCGTAGACGTTGGTGATCCAACTCTGTCTGCTGAAGGATTGACCGCACCACTGGGAGTGTTAGATGTGTTTGACCTAAAATCAGCAAACTGTTTTCTACTTTTAGGAAAACCAATTGCAGTCATCCACTCATGTAACGATTGATAGTTTTCTAGAAACTCATCAACGATAAAACTTATCTCTAAGTTCTCATAAGTTAGTTTGTCACCCATGATGGGAATATCTTTGAATGGTGTTGGAAAAATAGCTTCTCCCATATTGATGCCAGGAATATTTACCGAAGTCGTAAAGAATTGCACTTTCGGTAACTGATGTATACCAAAACGAAATTGAGTTGGACTTAGGTAATCTAATTTATCTGGTTGTCTATCTAGTACGGCCATATTATTATTTATAACGAAAAAAAGGGAGGTCCGAAGACCTCCCCCTAGTTTGTAGTCAAGTTTCTTATTATTACATAAGGTTTGTAACTTTAACCCGACGATAGTAAGCATTCGCATTTGCTGTAAGGGCGATTGTTGCCGCAGTGTTTGCAGCTTCAGCACCAGCAACCGCAAATGGGTTAGCCGCCATACCGTAACGAGTTTTAAACCCGATTTTTGGTTGGAAGCTGTTCTCACCAACCGCACGAACCATTTGCAATGGAACGTATGGGCAGTAGAACATACCGGCGTCATAAGGTGATGTTCCCTTATAACCAACAACGTAGTACTGAGAAGCAGCTACGTTAGCAGCATATGGGTCAACATAAACCTTGTAACGACCATTCATGACACCAGCAAATGTTGTCTGTGTGTCATCGACGTTGAGGTTGTTGTTGAGAGCAGGCGTGTAATCAAGTACACCAGCCATCTGAAGAGCAGACGCAACGTCAGCAGAACAGATGATGATGTTACCTTTACCACGACGAGTTCTTTGACCGATAGCATTTGCATCTCTTTCGATAGCAAACATCAAGCCTTTGAACTTCTCAACCGACCAACGACCATTTGAATCTGTGTCAAGGTCGAAGATACCGGCTGTCGTTGTATTAATCGCCGCACCCTTTTCAGCAGTCTTGTAAATCGAGCGAACAACCTCACGGTTGATTTCAGCAAGAATTTCTGTCGAAAGAATGTTAGCAAGTTCTGTCTCAGCATCCAAACCGTGGATTGCCTTGAGGTCTTGTGCGAGTTCCATTGAATACTCAGCTTTCAGAGCACGAGAAACCGCAGTAACCGTTGACTTGTCGATACTGAATGACATTTCAGCAAAAGCATTCGAGGCACTATCACCAAGAGCTTCAGATTGAGCAGTTGTCATACCAGTTGCAAATGTGTAAGTTCCAGCAGTAGGACTGTCGTTAAGAGCAGCAGGATTGCTTTCACTTGCACCAATGTCACCACCACCGATTGTACCGGCAGCGTTCTGGTTTGAGAAGTCACCAGAGAAGCCGTTAGCAGCTGCACTAGTTGTCTCATCGACCAGTGCTTCTTCACCGTCCATCGACAGGTGACGAGCACGCATCGCAAAGATAAGACCAGTAGG